CCAGACATATATACCATGGCTTTTGGTGATGGTGATGTAACTCTTACTGGAACACAAACTTTAACAAACAAAACTTTAACTAGCCCTGCAATAGGCACAAAAATTTCAGACACAAACGGAAATGAATTAGTTAATCTTACTGCAACAGGTTCAGCAGTTAATGAATTTACAGTAGCCAATGCAGCTACAGGTAATGCACCAAATATTTCAGCAACTGGTGGAGACACTAACATTGATTTAAATATTACACCAAAAGGAATTGGTAGAGCGACTTTCAATGGTCAAGGTAAAATTCAAAGTGTTGCAGAAAAAGTTACATCAGCAGCTACAGCAGCTACGGGTACAATTAACTATGATGTGCTTACTCAATCAGTATTAAACTTTACATCTGATGCATCTGGAGATTGGACATTAAATATTAGAGGTGATGGATCAACTTCATTAAACTCAATTATGGATGCTGGAGAATCTATTACGATAGCTCATATTGTTAAAATAGGTAGTTCAGAATATAGAAATTCAGCTGTTACAATTGATGGATCAAGTATTACACCAGAATGGCAAGGTGGAGCTGCGCCAACTGAAGGTAATGCTAGCTCATTAGATGTTTATTCATATACAATTATTAAAACTGGAGATGCTGCATTTACAGCGTTAGCATCAATAACACAGTTCGCATAAGGAGATATAAATGCCTTTATTAGGAACTAGAGGAGCAGCAGCGGCAAAAGGATTTGGTCTTACTGCTTTTGCACCAAAACCTTATGCAGCTTCTTACTTAGTCATCGCTGGTGGCGGAGGAGGAAGCGGAGGAAGTTCTTACATGCTTGGAGGCGGCGGCGGAGGAGCCGGAGGATATAGAAATTCATATGCATCAGAAACTTCTGGTGGTGGCGGTTCAACAGAAACTCCATTACAATTAACTCCAGGCAAAGCTTATACTATTACAGTCGGAGGCGGCGGTGTTGGTGCTACCGGTCAAGGTTCTGGTCAAGTTATTGGTGGCGCAAATGGAGAGGATTCATCAATAGCAGGTACAGGTATTACCACAGTTACCTCAGTTGGAGGTGGAATGGGTGGATCCACAGCAGCTGGTGCAGATACCGGAGCTTCCGGAGGATCAGGTGGCGGAGCAAGAAATCAAGGAAGTGGCTCAGGAGGAGCTGGAACTACTAATCAAGGTTTTGCTGGAGGACCTTCTTCAGGAAGTGGCCCTAGTGGACAAGCTGGAGGCGGCGGAGGAGCCGGTGAAGCAGGAAATACAGATGGTCAAGCACATGGTGGAGATGGAGTATCTTCTTCAATTAATGCTACACCAACTCAAAGAGCTGGAGGCGGCGGAGGCGGTACTCCAGGAAGTCCGGGACCCGGAGGTGGTGGCGGCGGTGGAGATGGTGATACAGATTCTGCAGGCGATAATGGAACAGCTAATACCGGTGGTGGTGGCGGTGGAGCCGGCGCTAATTCTGGAGTTCCACCTGGAAGTTCAGGTCAAAACGGAGGTTCTGGTGGACAAGGCTTAGTAGTAATTAGAGTGGCCACTGAAAATTATTCAGGTACAACTACAGGTTCACCAACAGTTACAACATCTGGTTCAGATACAATAATAGCATTTGGTAGCTCAGGGAGTTACACAGCATAATGGCACATTTTGCAAAAATAGATGAAAATAATGCAGTGGTACAAGTTGTTAGTGTACATAATAATGTTATCACAGATGAAAATGGAGCTGAACAAGAATCATTAGGTATTGAATTTTTAAAAAATTTATATAATGAACCTAACGCAAAATGGCTTCAAACTTCATACAACACTAGAAGTGGAAAATATTACAATGCTGATGGCACAGAAGGTGATCAATCAAAAGCATTTAGAGCGAATTATGCATGTTTAGGAGGATCTTATAATCCTGTAAAAAATATTTTTGTTGGTATAAAACCTTTTTCAAACTATGTTGGACCTAATGATCAAGGTCTTTGGGATCCCCCAATACCTTTTCCATCAATACAGTCTTACACTGATGAAAATGGAGATGAAAAATTTTGGCAAATAAAATTTGATAATGATAATATAAGATGGTTAGGATCTCACGTTAAAGAAAATTTGAGTTTTGATTTTGTTTGGAATGAATCTAATTCAAGTTGGGATTCCCTAGTATAATTTTTAAAAAATAAAAAAGAAAGTTATTAAAAAGAAAGTTATTAAAATGAATGTTCCCAACACAAGTTGGAGTTTTAAGTTAGATCATGTAAATACATATGCTTTTGTAGAAAATTTTTTAACAAAAGAAGAATGCGAATATTTAATTAAAATAGGTAAAAAACAAAATTTAGAAGATGGAACCGTTTTTATCGGAAATACAATTGGTAAAAGCTCTGTAAGAAAAAGCAATATTTCATGGGTTTATCCTGACGATGATACTAATTGGATTTTTAGAAAATTAGTAGATAATATAACTGCTTTAAATAATCAATATTTTAAATTTGATTTAACAGGTTTTAATGAAGGGTTACAATTTACAAATTATATAGCTCCATCAGGACATTACGGAACTCATATAGATAGTGGGTTTAATAAAGCTATTAGAAAATTATCTTTGACTATTCAATTATCAGATCCATCAGATTATGAAGGAGGAGATTTAAAATTGTTTACAGGTTCAGAACCTTTTGTGGCTAAAAAAACTCAAGGTATGCTTTATGCTTTTCCAAGTTATGTTTTACACGAAGTTGCTCCCGTTACAAAAGGAGAGAGAAATTCTTTAGTAGGATGGGTAACTGGACCTAGTTTTAAATAGTGTCTATTGTAAATAAATTTTTAAATTATTTAAAAGAATTTACTTTTCCTACTCAGGCTCAAAAAGATAAAGAACTATGGGATGTTAAAGGTATTTTAAAAAATAAATCTAATCAAGAATTTAAATTTGATCTACGTCCTATTCAAAAAGTAAAAGATAATATCATTGGAAAAAAAGGACATTTAAATACAAAAGCAGATAAAATGGTTTTTGAAACCAGTGATAAATGGGTTATTGTAGATATTGAAGAATTACACGAATATCTTAAAAACAATAAAACAAAAATAGTTTATCTAGATAAAATAATTAAAGAATTTTATTGGAATATTATTGTTAATAAAGAGTAATTAATTTGTTTTCGTCAGGGAAATAAACATAATCTATCTTTGATTTTTTTAATACAGAAACAGCATCTTCGGGTGTTTCTACTATTGGCTCTCCTTTTAAATTAAAAGAAGTATTCATTAAAATAGGTACTTTAGTTTTTTTATAAAATAAATTTAAAAGAGTATATAAATTTTTATTTTGATTTTTATTTACTGTTTGAATTCTACATGTATTATCTTCATGAACAATAGCAGGGACTATTTTTTTAGTTTTTTCTTTTGCCATAGCTGCGTACATCATTTCAGGAGAATATTTTATATCAAACCATTCTTCTGCATGTTCTTCTAAAACACAACAAGCAAGTGGTCTAAAATACTCTCTTCCTTTAATAGAATTCATAATATTTTTTCCATTAACAAGGCGTGGGTTCATTAATAAACTTCTATTGCCTAAAGCTCTTGGTCCCGCTTCTGCTTTATTTTGATACAGAGCAACTATTTTATTATCTAATAATAAATCTATAACTTCATTAAAAGAACTTTTTTTAATATTTTCTTTTATATTAAGATCATAAACAGGGCCAAGATATAAGGAAGTTACTTTTTCAAAACTGTCATTACCTTGTGTGGTATATAAATAATGTTGACATGCTCCAATACTATTTCCTTCATCTCCACATAAAGGATCTACATATATATTATTATTCTTAAAATACTTTTTTAATTTATAATTATTAACTACATTTAAACCTGTTCCACCTGTAATAATAATATTTTTATTAATATTTTTATATGTATCAATTAAATCGCAAAATTTATCTTCGAAATACTTTTGAGTTTCAAAAGCTAAATCTTTTTTATTATCTATTTTATATTTACTATTTATATTATAATCATTTGTAAAAAAATCATCTTCTGACATATTGTTTCTTAATGTTAAATTAGGCTTACCATAAGCACTTAGTCCCATTAATTTGCCTTCTTCATTTAACCAACCAAAATAGTTAGACACAGAAGAATATACATGTCCTAAATCATATTTAGATGTTATTTTAAATTCAGTGTTCTCTGATATAGTCGGAACATTGTGTTCAAAAAATATTTTTGTTTTTTCTAATTTATAATTAGGAGCATATATAATTTTATACAAAGCATTAAACTGATCTGGATATCTAATAGAATAAACTGAAGTTGTTTCGTATCCTTGAAGCCCATTTGATAAATGATAATTAGATCCTCTACCATCAACCACTACAATTGTAGCATCTTTAAATCCAGAACTAAAATAAGCTTTTGAAGCGTGCATTAAATGATGACTGTGATGTAAAAATTTAGTTAAGTTATTTTTTTCAATTAGAGATAATCTAAGTAAATAATTATATATAAAAGTAGCAGAATAAATTGGATCATATCCTGTACATAAAGCTACATCTATTTTAGGTGTTATTTTTTTAATATGATTTAAACATAAAATTGGTAAACCACCATCTTTTTTTAATTTAGATAATCTTTCTTCTTGATTATAATAAATTAATTTTTTATCCTTGTATAGGCAAACGGATGAGTTGTGTCCAACTTGAATTGCTAAAATAAACATTATCTCTTTTAATCAAAAATAACATTTATATTAATTTTGTCAACAGACTCACAAAAACAGTATTGACAAACAATTTAGAAAGATATAGATTATATAAAGAAAGTAATGAAAATTATAGATAATTATTTAGAGAAACCAGTATTTGAAAAAATTGAAAACATACTAATGGGAAATAATTTCCCTTGGTATTATTCACCACATGTATCAGACGATAAAGATGTGGGTGATTATTTTTATTTTCATAAATTATATAATGAAAATAATCAAACAAGTAATTTTTTTAATGATATAGCTATACCTTTATTAGGTGGTTTAAAATTTAAAAAAATTATAAGAATTAAAATAAATGCTTATCAAAAGAAATTAAAAATACTTGAACATGGGTTTCACACTGATTATGAGGAACCACATAAAGTTGCTTTATTTTATTTAAACACTAACAATGGTTATACTTTATTTAAAAATGGAAAAAAGGTTGAGTCTAAAGCTAATAGACTTTTATTTTTTGATGGGAGTCAAGAACATAAAAGTGCTTCACAAACAGATACAAATTTAAGAATTACTATAGTTATAAACTACGAATAAAAAATAAGAGCCTAAAATAGTCTCTTTAGAAGATTTGCTATCTAAGCTAGAGTAGAATATAATACTACCAAAATAATAAAAACCCTATATATTACTAGGTTATGCTACAAAAACTAGGCTTTTTACCAGGATTTAATAAACAAGTTACATCGACCGGTGCTGAATCACAGTGGACAGGTGGAGAAAATGTTCGTTTTAGATATGGCACACCAGAAAAAATAGGTGGTTGGTCTCAATTAGGAGATAGTAAATTAACAGGTGCAGCCAGAGGATTGCATCACATGGTTAATAAAGAAGGTATTAAGTACGCAGCTATAGGAACTAACAGAATTTTATATGTATATTCTGGAGGAGTTTATTATGACATACACCCTTTAGTTAATCCATCTGGTACAGCTCTTACAAATGCTTTTAGCACGACTAACGGACAATCAACTGTTACTTTAACTTTTGCCTCTGCGCATAATTTTTCTGTAGGGGATATAATTTTATTTGGCGATCCCTCTACTTTCACAGCTATTACAGGTTCTAATTTTTCTTCTACAACTTTTTGTAATAAAAAATTTATGGTAAATACTGTACCTACAACTACAACTTTAGAAATAAACGCTGGTAGTAATGAAACAGGAACAGGAGCAACTACATCTGGAAGTATAACTTTTTTTCAATACTTTCACGTAGGACCTGCTGAACAAGTTGGAGTCTTTGGTTATGGTATATCTCAATGGGGTGGTACCGTTACAAATCCACAAACAACAACTTTAAATGGAGCATTAAATGCTGACTCTGCTGGAACTGGTGGATCGGGAACTACAATCAATGTAGCAAGTACAACTGGATTTCCCAGCACAGGAACAAATTTTATACAAGTAGATAACGAAGAAATATCTTACACAGGAATTACATCTACAAGTTTTACCGGAATTACTAGAAATGTTAGAGGAACAACTAACGCTTCTCACAGCAATGGTGCAACCGTTACTAATCACAGTGCTTTTTCTGCTTGGGGCCAAGCAGCATCGACCACGGATAAAGTTGCAGAACCTGGTATGTGGTCATTAGATAATTTAGGAAGCACACTTGTTGCTTTAATATTTAATGGAGAATGTTTTGAATGGAATGCTGACGCATCTAATGCAACAGCAACAAGGGCTACACTTATATCTGGAGCACCTACTGCATCTAGAGATATGTTAGTATCTACTCCTGATCGTCACTTAGTATTTTTTGGTACAGAAACAACTATTGGAGATAAATCTACTCAAGATGATATGTTTATTAGATTCTCATCTCAAGAAGATATTAATACTTATACACCTACAGCTGAGAATAGTGCTGGTACACAAAGACTGGCAGCCGGATCACGGATCATGGGTGCTAAACTTGGTAGAAATGCATTATATGTTTGGAGTGACACAGCTTTATTTACTATGCGTTTTGTTGGAACTCCTTTTACATTTGCTTTTGAACAAGTTGGTACTAACTGTGGATTAATTGGTAAGAATGCAGCTGTT